CCTTGATGTTGATTCAAATGGTAGATGGTCTGTTGAGAAGTTCAAAGGACTTCTGTTCCAGATTGAGAGAGATGCTAATGCTATTGCATTCAGAACTCGTAGAGGAAAGGGTAACACCATCCTCTGCTCATCTGATGTTGCTTCTGCACTCACAATGGCAGGTCTTCTTGACTACACCCCTGCACTCAATGTCAACTTGAATGTTGATGATACTGGCAATACTTTTGCTGGTGTTCTCAATGGTAAGTTCAAAGTTTATATTGACCCATATTCTGCTAACCTTTCTGCAACACAATACTATGTTGTTGGTTACAAAGGAACCAATCCTTATGATGCTGGTCTGTTCTATTGCCCTTATGTTCCTCTCCAAATGGTGAGAGCTGTTGGTCAAGACACCTTCCAGCCTAAAATTGGTTTCAAAACCAGATATGGTATGGTTTCTAACCCATATGCAAATGGTCTTTCACAAGATCTGGGTGCTATCAAGCAAAATGCTAACAGATACTACAGAAGAGTTGCTGTTAAGAACCTTATGTGAGTTTTACTCACATTTTTTCAGGACCTCCAAAAAAGGGGGTCCTTTTTTATTGGAATAAATAGTTCAAAAAATGGCAACAAGTCCTTGGAGTAAACAACCAACTAATAAGAATTTACTTTCTCCAGTTGGGTTTAAGTTTTCCTTACACAAAGCACCTAAAGTAGATTTCTTTTCGAATTTTGCTGGAGTTCCTGCTATTACTTTAGGGTCTGCTATTGAAACTCGTTATGGAAAAAATATTGATTTTCCTGGAGATAAAATGAACTTTGAAGATTTTCGTCTCAGATTTCTTGTGGATGAAAATCTTGAAAACTATATGGAAATATGGAATTGGATGACTGGTTTAGGATTTCCATATAGTTTAGAACAATACCAAGAACTTAAAAATAACTCAGATGACACCAATCCTTTACAATTAAAAGGAGATTTTTATGAAAGGTCAGATGGAACTCTTGAAATTTTAAATAGTGACTTTAATACAAATGCTAAAGTAATTTTTAGTGGATTATATCCAATTTACTTATCTGCATTAGATTTTGATGCTACAGCAGAAGATATTAAATACTTTACAGCAGAAGTTACATTTAAATACATTTATTACAAAATTGTTAGTACAACAGGACAGACTTTATGATTTCTCTTGATGATATTCAATTAATGTGGAAAAAAGATTCAGAAATTAATATTGATGATTTACATAATGAATCTTTAAAAATTGCATCATTACACTCCAAATATTATGAACTTTATAACAATACATCACTCTTAAGGAAAAGAGCAGAACTTCAATACAAAAATAAAAAATTAGAAAGATATAACTTCTATGCTGGTAAAGCAGACCCAGAAGTTTATAAGGATGAACCATTCCCATATAAAGTAAGGGATAAAGAGGGAATGCAAAGACATATTGAAGCAGATGAGAAACTATCAGAAATGTTTATGAAAATTGAATATTATGATACAATATTAAAATACCTTGAAGAAATTATAAAAATGATTTCTAATAGAACTTATCAAATTAAAAACTCAATTGATTTTTTGAGATTCCAATCCGGAATGTAATATGTCTGATTTAATCATATCTAAGAAGAATGAAATTTATTTAAAAGTTGAATGTGAATCTCACATAATGTACGAATTAAGTGATCAATTTACATTTGATGTTCCTGGTGCTAAGTTTATGCCTCAATTTAGAAGCAAGCACTGGGATGGAAAAATACGTCTATTCAACACTCAAACTGGTGAAATTTATATTGGATTATTAGATAAACTTATTTCATTTTGTGATAACCATAATTATAAGTTTGAATTTAAAGAAAACAAATATTATGGTCTTCCTGGTGAAATGGATAATTCTATTTCTATGGAAGGTGTGAAAGATTATATGAAAAGCATATGCTCTCATGAACCCAGAGATTATCAAATCCAAGGTGTTTATGATGCATTAAAATATCAACGTAAACTTTTACTATCTCCTACTGCATCAGGTAAATCTTTAATGATTTATTCTGTAGTCAGATACTTTGTAGAAAGAGGAATGAATGTGCTTCTTGTAGTCCCCACTACATCCCTTGTAGAGCAGATGTATAAAGACTTTGAGGACTATGGATGGAATGCTGAAGAATACTGCCACAGGGTCTATGGTGGCAGTGAGAGGGTCTCTGATAAGCATGTGACCATATCTACATGGCAATCTATCTACAAACTGGATAAGATTTATTCTAAAGACTTTAATGTGGTGATTGGCGATGAAGCTCATCAATTTAAATCTAAATCATTAATTTCTATTATGTCCAAACTACATGATGCAAAATATAGGTTTGGATTTACTGGAACATTAGATGGTTCTCAAACCCATAAACTTGTTCTTGAGGGATTGTTTGGTCCAACTTACAAATTAATTAAAACTGATGAACTTATTAAAAAAGGATATCTTTCAAAATTAAACATTAAAGTTCTTCTTCTAAAGCATGAAGGACAAAAGTTTAATGATTATGAAGAAGAAGTTCAGTATTTAATTACCAACAATAGTAGAAATAAGTTTATTAAAAATCTAACATTAGATTTAAAAGGTAATACTTTGGTTTTATTTAATAGGGTTAGTACCCATGGTGAACCTCTTTATGAACTTATAAATAAGGATAAGGGTGAAAATAGAAAAGTCTTTTTTATCCATGGTGGAGTGGACACTGAAGAAAGAGAATTAGTCCGAAAAATTACAGAAGAAGAATCTGATGCAATTATAGTAGCTTCCTATGGAACTTTTAGCACTGGTATCAATATTAGAAATTTGCATAATATTGTGTTTGCTAGTCCAAGTAAATCAAGAATAAGGAATCTTCAATCAATAGGTAGAGTTTTAAGAAAAGGTAAAGAAAAAGTATCAGCTACTTTATATGATATTGCTGATGATATTACCTCTAATAGTAAAAGAAATTACACCCTTAACCACTTAGTAGAAAGAATTAAAATCTATAATGAAGAAAATTTTGATTATGAAATTATTACAATTAACTTAAAAAAATAATGGAACAAGAATTTTATGCATCAGTTAAATTAGTATCAGGTGAAGAAATATTTGCTGTTGTTTGTCCTACTCATGAAGAAAATAGAACATTACTTATATTAGAAAATCCTGTTATTATTGATCCTATGGTATCAAGAAATTCTGGTATTGTTGGATATAAAGTAAAATCTTGGATGAAAATTCCTAATGATGATATTTTTATTATTGACATGAATAAAGTTATTACTATGACAGAAATTCATGATGAACAAATCATAGGAATTTATAAAAAATATTTAAATGATTCTTCTCAAGTTAACTTAGAAAAATCTATGGGATTTATTTCTAAGGTTGATGATGCCCGTAAGGTACTTGAAAAACTCTATAATAATAATTAAGCCTAAACCAATCCTTGAAACCCTACAGAGTTATTTTACTCAGATATATATAACTTGTCAACTCCTTGATAGGGGTGCTATAATAAGGAAACCTAATCTTATTATAACAAGTAAATTTAATGCAGATATTAATGGCTAAAGGAAAAAAAAAATCAGAACACTACGTAAATAACAAGGACTTTTATCAGGCACTGGTTGAGTATAGTAAGAAAGTAAATGAGGCAAAGGAGCAGGGTCTTCCCAAACCAAGAATTACCAACTATCTTGGGGATTGTTTCTTGCGTATTGCTAACCACTTAGCATACAAACCAAATTTTGTAAATTACATGTTTAAGGATGATATGATTTGTGATGGTATTGAAAATTGTGTTCAATACATTCATAACTTTGATATTGAAAGGACCAATCCATTTGCATACTTTACCCAGATTGTTTATTATGCGTTCCTAAGAAGGATTGCTAAAGAAAAGAAACAGTTGGAAATTAAATCAAAGATTATTGAAAGATGTGGATATGATGAAGTATTTACTGCAGATGTATCCAGTATGGGTGAAAGTTATTCTAATATGAATGGTATTAAAGATGGTATTAATTATAGATTTTAACAATGCAAGTTGCTATCATTACTGATACTCATTACAATTTTAAAAAAGGAAATAAAGTTTTCCATGAGTATTTTGAAAAGTTTTACAAAGAAGTATTTTTTCCAACTCTAAGAAAATACAAGATTGATACAGTCATCCATATGGGTGATATGTTTGATAATAGAAAATCTACTGATTATTGGAGTATTGATTGGACTAAAAGAGTTATTCTTGAACCTTTAAAAAAATATAAAGTTCATGTAATCTTAGGTAATCACGATATTTTTTATAAGAATACTACAAAACTCAACAGTCCTATGCTTCTGTTGAATGATTATAAGAACATCAAGGTGTACGATAAACCATCTACTGTACAAGTTGGTGGACAAGATTTATTTTTTATTCCCTGGATTACTCCAGAGAGTGAACAGGAAACCCTTGATTCAATTAGAAACACCCCTGCAAGGGTTGCTATGGGACATTTAGAACTAAGTGGGTTCTATGTTAATCAAAGCACCATACAGCAGCATGGAATGGACAAGGGAGCATTAAATAAATTTGATAAGGTATTCTCTGGACACTATCATATGAGAAATGATGATGGTAAAATCTTTTATCTTGGAAATCCTTATCAACTATATTGGTCTGATTATAATGATAAAAGAGGATTTACTATCTTTGATACAGATACATATGAACTAACAAAGATTGATAATCCATATGAAATGTTTAAAATTTGTTACTATGATGAAAATAATGTAGAAGAAGATTTATCTGCTTATGCAGGATGTATTGTAAAGTTAATAGTTAAAAATAAAACAGACCATAAAAAGTATGAAAAGTTTTTAGATAATCTTAATAAAATAGAACCATATGAACTGAAAATTATTGAAAATATACAAATTAATTCTGACTTTGATGCTGATGATGCAGTTGAAAATGAGGATACATTAACGTTACTAAAAAGATATGTTGATGAATCTGAAATTAAGTTAAATAAGAGTAGGATTAAAGATTTGATTCAATCCATTTATAAAGAGTCATTTCAATTACAATAATGTATATACTAACAGTTGCAGAATATGAGTCTGAAGGAGCATATGCAGTAGAGAATAAATACGGCGAAAAAGTTCTTTATATTTTTGAAGAGGAAGATGATGCAGTCAGATACCTCAATATGTTGGAAGAGCTTGATTACCCTGATATGGAAGTAACTGAAGTTGATTCTAAAGTTGCTTTTATGGCTTGTGAGCATTTAAACTACCAATATGCTATAATTACCCAAGATGATATTGTAATTCCACCTGATTATGCTGAAGTTTAAAACTTTAAGATTTAGAAATTTTTTATCATCTGGGAATCAGTTTACAGAAATTCAATTAGATAAGGCAACTTCTACCCTTATTGTGGGACATAATGGGTCTGGAAAGAGCACGATGCTTGATGCTCTGACCTTTGTGTTGTTTAATAAACCCTTTAGAAAGATTAGTAAATCTCAATTAGTCAACAGCATTAATGAAAAAGAATGTGTTGTTGAAATAGAATTTAGTATAGGTAAAGATAATTGGAAGTTGATTAGGGGAATTAAACCTACTATATTTGAAGTTTATAAAAACAAAACACTATTAGACCAACTTGCTTCTGCTAATGACCAACAGAAATGGTTGGAGCAATCTGTATTAAAACTGAATTACAAATCTTTTACCCAAATTGTGGTTCTTGGGTCATCAAACTTTGTACCATTTATGCAACTGTCTTCTCAACATAGAAGAGAAGTTGTAGAAGATTTGCTTGATATTAAAGTATTTTCTTCTATGAATGATATTTCTAAGTTTAAGATTAGGGAGTTGAAAGATGAGATTAAAGAATATTCTTATAAAAAAGAAAATGTAGAGGATAAAATTGAATCCCAAGAAGGTCTTATTAATGAATTAGAAAAAAGAAACTCTGCAGATATAAAAGAAAAGGAAGAAAAGAAACTGTCTATTGAAACTACAGTAGATTGTTTAAATGTTGAAAATTTTAGTATCTTAAATTCTGTTGACAATAAACAAAAAAAATTGGAAACTTTTTCAAATTCTTCAAGTAAATTAAAAAAACTTGAAAATCTAAAAGTAAAATTACTTCAAAAGGTATCCAATATTACAGAAGATCAAACTTTCTTTAAAGATAATATGGTTTGCCCTACCTGTACTCAAGACCTTGATGAAAAGTTTAGGTTAAATAAAATTGCAGACATAGATAAAAAATCAACAGAACTTAAGTCTGCTTGTGATGAACTTGAAGAAACTATTCAAGAAGAACAATATAATGAATCTAAATTTTTAGAAATTACTAAGGAAATTACTAAACTCAATAATGAAATCAATAGCAACAATATTAAGGTTTCTGAACTTACAAAACAAGTCAAAAATTTACAAGAAGAAATTCAAGGACTTATCTCAAGAAACAAAAACACAGATACTGAATATGGAAAGTTAATTTCTTTAAGACAAAATTTAGATGATATACAAACAGATATAGCAAAAAGGAAAGAAGAACTTTCAAACTATGAGTTCATCCATCTCTTATTAAAAGATGATGGAGCAAAAACAAAAATTATTAAAAAATACCTTCCAGTTATTAATCACAATTTAAATAAGTTTCTTGAAATAATGGAGTTTCCCGTAAACTTTACATTAGATGAAGAATTTAATGAGAAGTCTTTTAATCCAATTTATGAAGACTTCTCATATTCTTCTTTTAGTGAAGGGGAAAAAATGAGAATAGACTTATCTCTTTTGTTTACTTGGAGGGAAGTTGCTAAACTTAAGAACTCTATTAATACAAATTTATTAATCTTAGATGAAGTATTTGATAGCTCTTTGGATGAATCTGGGACAGACTACTTTACTAAAATTATTAAGTATATTATTAGTGATTCTAATACATTTGTAATTTCACATAAGGTAGATGATTTGTTTGATAAATTTGATAGAACTATTAGATTCCAAAAACAAAAAGGATTTGGAGTTATGGTTGACTCTTGATTCTTTAAGTGGTAATATTGAAGGGTAGAACTGTAATGTATGTTTGAATTTACTATTGATATGACTGACAAAGAAAACCAAAATGGATTTTGGAAGTATGAAGAGGATAAAACTCTAAAAGAACTTGAGCAATATCTTTCTAG